CTATAGGTGCAGTCGATGCCGCAGTAGCTACAGATGATGTTGATACTTTTGCTGACATGATCTTTGATAAAGAAAGTGACGAAGAAAGAATTAAGAATCTTGCAGGCAGAGATGCCGCAGCTGCAAGACTAAAAGAAAGAATGCAAGTATTTGCTGAAACAGCATCATTTGTTTACGCTGCACCCAAAGTTGTAGGCGGTACTCTTAAAACAGCTGGTGTTGGATTAGATTTAATTGCACCTTACATGAGTGCATTAGCTAAAAAAGCTAGTCCAAATGAAGCTCTTGCTTCTGCAACCAAAGCAGATAAAAGTTTATTTGATTACCTAAGAAGAAACTTTACTTATGGTGGAACTTTTGAACAAACTGCAAAAAATAATAAATTAATATCAGATGTATTCCAAACACAAAAAGCATACGCATCTAATCTTGGATTAGAAATAGCTGATGCTGGAGATAAAATAAGAAGAACAATAGAGGACGCTGTTTCTCGCGGCGGAAAATTAAATGATAAAGATTCTTTAGAATTAGTTAAATCTATATCAACTTATAGAGCACCTTTGCTTGCTGTTGAAAGACAGTTTCCTTCGTTAGCTGATGATGCAAAAAGAATTAAAGCAAAAAAACTTCAAGATGAAGCTTTTAAAAAAATTAAAAGCTTTGAAGGATCAGGAAATAAAATAGACTACGAAGCTTTAGGAATAGATCCTAATAATTATATATCTTCTATAGTTAAAAATAATAAAACAATATTTGAATTAGAGCAAAAACTATTGTTTGATTTAGTTTCTGATAAAACTAATGTTGCAGGGCTAACTTTAGATAAAAATTTTAAAGATGCGTTGTTTAAAAACAGAGGTTTGTATGGAACAACACTTTACAGAGCTATCATGGATGATGGTTTTCAACCATCAAAAGAAGTATACGATGCTGCTATTAATAAAATTAAAACAATAGCAGGGCTTGAAGGTGATCCTCTTGGTACATCTAAAGCAATACAAATTTTTGATGATATAAGAAATCCTAAAAACTCTCTAAACTCTTATGAAACTCCAGAGCTTTTAGTAAACAATATAAAAGGTGGCTTATTAAAAGGAAAAACATTAAAAAATCTACCTGAAGTTAGAGAAGCATTGGGTGAAATAACACCACTTACATATAAAGAAGGTTCTGAATGGAGACAAGCTTTAACAGATGAAACTTTTGCAGCTACTTCTACCATATCTAAAATTGCTACTTCAGTAGGAAATATAAAAGTTTATGATGATATAAGGTATCTTAATGATAACGCATTAGCACAAGGCACAACACCATTTTTAAAAACTGTTGATGATTTAACAGAACAAGGTATAAATACACTAAGAGTTCCTAAAACAGATCCAAAAACAGGAAAAAAATTACCAGGTGGATTAAGAGATGACGTTACAATAGATGGCGTTGAGTATGTAAAATTTAATGACATGCAAGGTGCTTTACAAAACACCTATGCACCAAAAGTTTTTGTTGATGCTGTTACAGGATCTTCAAAAGATTTTATGCAAAACATGCCTAGCATTTTAAAAAATACTTACAAGGGTTTATTAGCTTTAAAAACAGTAGGACAATACAACAAAACTTTATTATCTGTTGGTGCTCACATAAGAAACAATACTAGTGTGCCAATTTTTGCAGCTATGAATGGAAACCTTGGGCCTTCTGCACAGTTTACAAAAACTTTTCAAAAGTCTTTTGCTGGTGTTTTTGATCCAAGGCAAAAAACAAAATACAACAAAGATATTAAAGAAGCAAAAGAATATGGTGTTGTTGTAGGAAGAGGAACACAGTTAGAAGAAATAGCTGATTTAGCTTCTTATGCTACAGAAGATGTTGCTTTAATGAAAAAATTACAATCAAAAGGAATTACAAATAAATTACAAAAAGCATTAAAACCTATTGAAAGAGTTTACACAGGATCAGATAACGCTGCTAGGTGGATTAATTGGAATGGCGAACAAGCAAAGCTTGTTAAAGTTATAGCTGACTCTGCCGATAATGCCTTTATTCCTGTTAATGCTGCTAAGAGTTTTTCTAATCCTAATATTCAAAAACTTATTAGACCAGATAGCACTATCAATGTTGGAGATTTAAGATCTGCTGGCGATGATGCCTTAGATAAATTTATTAAAAGTGAAGCAGCTGACATAGCTTTAAATGTAACTCCTACTTATTCAAGAGTTCCTGAAGTAGTAAAACAATTAAAATTTATACCAGTTATAGGTAACTTTACAGCTTTTCCCTCTGAAATTATAAGAAATACTGGTAACACTATATCAAGAGGTGTTAAAGAATTAGCAAGTAACAATGCAGAATTACAAAAAGTAGGAATGAGAAGACTAACATCTGCATTAACAACAACTGTTGGAGTTCCAGCAGGTTTAACCGCAGCAGGTTTAGCTTTAACTGGTTCAGATAAAGAACAAATAGACGCATACAAAAGATCATTTGCTGCACCTTGGGAAAAGACTGCGACCATGATTCCAACAAGCACTGATGAAGCGGGTAACATTACAGGCTTTATTAATTATAGTTACACCAATCCTTATGATTTTTTACAAAGACCAGTTAGAGCTGTGTTAAATGCAGTTGCTACTGGAAATAGAAATGAAGCTAGTTTAATGAGTATAGCGGGAAACTCAATGATAGATATGGCAGGAGAAATGGCAGATCCTTTCCTATCAACAAGTATAGGTGCTAATGCTTTGCTTGAAGCTAAAGCTGGTAAAACATCAACAGGTAAAATTATTTATAACGAATCAGATGAGTTAGGTGATAAGAGTTGGAAATCAACAGCACATGTTTTTAATTCAATAGCACCTACAGCACTTCCTTTTTCAGTACAAGTTGATGCAGAGGGTACTCAGTTTGTCTCTAAAGATTTTGTAACAGCGGCAGCTTCTATATTTACAGGAGAAGAAGATTTAATTAGTCCAAAAGGAAAACCTATTGATGTGGCAGAGACAATGGTACAGGCATTTTCTGGTATTAAAGTTGTTAAACCTCAGCTAGAAAGATCTTTGTATTACAAAGCAGCAGAATCTAAAAGAGCTATAAGAGAAACCACCAACGAATTTAATAGGCTTCTTAGATCAAATAACAGAAAAGATGCAGAGAGTTTTGTTAAAGGTTACATCAATACAAACGAAGATAGATACAACTCATTAAGAACTCTTTATACAGCTATAGAAGATGCAAGAACATTAGGAGTTCCTGATTATGCTATTAGTGAACAGTTAAAGATTGCTAAAGTAGCAAACAGAGACTTGGTTATGCTAGGTATATTTAAACCTAGTGAAGTTAATCAAGATGTACTTAACTTTGCTTTACAAGGAACAGATATTAAAGCACCTCAAGAAGTACCTATTGGAGACTTGGCTTCTGCCTCAATAAATTTAACTGGTCAATCTTTACAAGGACAATTTCAAACACCCGATCTTACTCCGCCTGGTTCTTCTGTTAGCAGAGCATCTCAATTATTAAGAGAAGAAGAAGAAAAGAAAATACTAGGAATATAACTTGTATAACAAATACGGAGCAAAGAAAGTAAAGCTTGATGGCTATACTTTTGATAGTAAGCTTGAGGCTGCTAGATACAATCATCTTAAAGAACTAGAAGGTTTAGGTTTAATCTCTGATATAGAAGTGCACCCGCCATTCCCATGCGTAGTCAATGAGAAGAAGGTATGTCTTTACAAGGCTGACTTTAAATATAAGAACATCAATGGTGATGAAGTCATAGAAGATACCAAGGGCATAGAGACACCCATGTTTAGATTAAAAAAGAAACTTGTTGAAGCTTTATATCCTGACGTAAAGATCCTAATAATAAAGAAAGCTAAAGATTAAAAGGGCGTGCCTGTTTCAACCCAAGGCTTGATGCTTTGGATAGTTCCATTCATCATCTTCTTAACAGCAGAACATTGCTCTAGTAATTCTTTTGGAAAGCCACTGTTGATTACCTCTATCAGCTCCTGACTAGAATAAAGGTTGTCTTCTTTAAGTTCTTTTTGTTGAGCTACATTAATAAACCTAAAGCCATCCTTCTCATAGATAACAAAGTTATCATCCTCTTGGATCATAGTTGCTGGTATTAACTCTGGTATATAGTTATGTCTTGGACATCCCTTGGTCTGTCTCTCTTCGCTTATCTTCTTGTCATGCTGTGAACAATGCCAATATGCGTCCCCTTTATTAACATCAGCACTAGCAAAGCGACATGACCTACAGTGAACTTTATCTGGTAAAGACCTGCCAAGATATGCGGCCCTCTCTTTGACAGACATAAAGCTACGGATTCTGTAGTCAGTTTCAGGTATGTAATTATCTGGTGGTGTATTGGTTAGCAGTATGTGTTCAGCTTTCTCCATTAACATCTCAAACTTTAGGTAATCAAAGTCAACGATCTCTGTGTATAGAGCTGAGTTGTTCTTGTTATAAACAATAGCTATGCAATGATCTATCTTGAACAGCCCCATGTATAAATGTATCTGTGCGTCATACTCTTCTGACCAGTTGCAATAGCTACCTAGCTTTTCTAGGTTCTTGAAGCGACTGTCGTTAGCTGTCTTGAACTCTAATAAGTATTTGGTATCTTCCTTTAAGCCTGGCAGATTCTCAGCCATGCCATCTATGTGTCCCTTGACATGACCACCAAGAGCTTGAGTTCTAAACTGCTTGCCGTTGTCTTGCACGTCATAGATAGTAGCTCCAGGTATCTTACGTAGCTTCTCAATCAAATGTTCTTCTACTACATTGCCCAAGTCTAACAACCTAAGAACTCTTGGCTGCCAATCATCGGGCATGAGCCAGCGGTATCGCATCCAAAGGAGCCTTTGATTCGGATTACCGATACCACTGATACCCAAATAAAACCTTTGGTGTCTTTCAGTATTTGTTTCTACGTCATCTAGTAAGTGATTAATACTCATAATAATATCTCCTCATTGTTTTTTGTTTTGATCCCTATAACATTCTCATACTTGCCTTGCTTCTGTAAAACAATCTCAGCTATGTTTTCAAAAGCGCCACTGTTTATTAGTTCAGCAGCCATCCATGGTTGTTGAGGAGCACCCCACTTCTCTGCTATCTTCTTCCATCTACGCACCGCCATGTTGTGTGCAGTAGGATGACCAAACATTAGTGGCATTTTCTTTGGGAAAAATTCATTCTTAACTGTAAAGATAACTTGACAATACTCACTACCATTTTGTGACTTGGTTACTGTTGCATAGATATCAGTGACAGGTTTGTATCTTGGCTTGGCCTTCTCTCTCTCATCAGATAAGACAGCTTGCTTTTCTGCCTTGGTTCTTTTAGCAACTTCCTTTTCTTTCTTAGTCTGTAGCTCTTCAAACTTTTTAGATCCTTCAAATACCTGGTCACACTCAATACATTTCTTAGCAGCAGGTAGGTTGATAGCGCTACAGTTAGCACAAACCTTGGGATGATACCTAGCTGGAGCTGACTTATCTGGTTGCACCTCATCAAGACAACCATGCCTAGCTACATTTTCTCCATAGTCTAGTAGTAGGCAGTTGTCTTTTCCCTCATCTAGTCTCATTCCCCTTCCACACATCTGAACAAATAAGCCAACGCTTTGTGTTGGTCTAAGCAATGCTATGCAATCAGCTCTGGGTGCATCCCAACCCTCAGTAAGCACACCTACATTACATATAGCATGAATATATCCATTGTTAAATTTCTCTAATACATCTTCTCTCTTTTCTTTTGATGTCTCACCTGTTACACATTCAGCCATAATCCCATAGGTCTTAAGGCATTGAGTCATCTTCTCTGCATGTAACACCGACACACAAAAGAATACTGTTGCTGTCCTACCTTGGGTATAGGCGTTATCAATCCAATCATTCACAACCTCAATGATAGTGGTGTCAACCATAGCTATCTTCTCTAGTTCTCTTTCCTTGAAGTCACCATTCTTAAACTTTAAACCCACAGCTCCTGCATCAATGATTGCATTTTCATTAACTGCATAAGCAGATAGTCTACATAAGAATCCACCACGGATCAGATCAGGTATAGATACAGAGTAAGCCAGGTCTTTAAAAAAATGATCTTTACGATTGCCATATATATAACCCTGCCCCATACGATATGGTGTTGCAGTGCAGCCCATAACTTTCATAGGATTTCTATTAGACAAGGTTGTTATGATCTTCTTATACCTGGTATGGGAGCTTGGCGGTACGTTATGTGCTTCATCTATAATCATATAGTCAAAGCTACCTACAGCATCCAATCTCTTGGGTGATGCTAAGGTATCACGACTGGCAACAAGGATTTGTGAGTCTATCTCATAGCGTTTCATGCCTGCTGCTAACACACCTACTGGTGCATCGGGCCATACCATTTTGAGCTTAGACTCTGCTTGCTCTACTAATTCTTTTCTATGAGCCATAACAAGAAACCTGGCATTGGGATCATTGGCTAACACTTCTTTGATGAAGTGAGAAAAGATAATAGTCTTACCTGCCGCAGTAGGCAAAGCAATCAAAGCATGATCCTCTGCTGGGCGATTGGCAAACCAATGGTGTAGAGAATCTATTGCATCTCTTTGGTAGTATCTAAGTTTCAATGTATTATTTGTTTAGGATCTTCTTCTTTGTTTGATTCGTAACCTGGTATTTCCATGTGATCATGTACCATACCGAGTATTAATTGTAAGGCTTCTGTTTGTGTGTAAGAAAATTCAAACGTCAAGTCAATAGCAAACTTAGTTAGTGTTATGATTGCTGACCTTGTATCTAAATCTTGTGTGGCCCAATCATCTATACATGTTTGAACATCATCTCTTACTGTCTCACAAGTATTCTTATCTAAGTATTCTGTAAATTCTTTTTCTTCCATCATCTTTTATATCCACGTTTAGTAATGTTAGTTTAGCTTCTTCTACTTTAGTATCTAATCCAGATGGTAAACTGTCAAAGTTTTGTTCTAGTGAATCTAGTAGAGATGTCATTGAATCTACTAGGGCTTTCGCCTCTCTTTTATCTATCGTCATATATTTCTCCAAAAATACATTAGGGTATACAATAACCCTAGGTGCGAGGAGTAGCCTTCGTGTATAAGACTACTCACTCGAGTTATTTATTTACTCTCTCTGGTAAATAAATTATTTGTCCCAATCAAAACTATCGTCACTTGACTTAGTTTCGTTAGGACTTTGCGAAGGGGCTGACGCATTGCTCTTTGCTACACCTGTAACAAACTTAGCAATCTTATTCTTGTCATCCCATTTCGTTCCATCTCCTTTTGATCCACCAACTTCTACTTTCACGTTGGCTTTAAAAGGAATGTTCAACATACTTTCTAACTGCTCCAGACCAAAGGCATCCACGTCTGCTTCCATACCCATTGCTCTTCTCCAGTCTCTTAATCTACTAATAGATACGTTCAACCCATTACCTTCAAGCATAAAGGTTTCCCATATCTTACGACCAGAATGAGTAGGGCCTGTCACATCAAAGGTAATCGATAAGTATCTATCACCCTTAGCACTTGTTTTATTCTCCCATCCAGTAGCTACAAAATCGTAGTCACCGACTGGCATTAGATCAAACGATCCACCTGTATCCTCGACATTAGTCAAGTTTAAATTAAAATCATCAGACATATTATTCTCCTTTTTTAGATTTTAAAGATTCTTTAAATGCAGTCATGAACGCTGTCCAATCAAGATCCAAAGGGGCATTCCCCAAGTCAACTCGACTCTTAGCATCAAAGGCTGCGGTGTATTTATGAAACAACTTACGCTTGCCGTATGACACAGCCCTGGTTGTTTCCTTAAAACCCTGCCCACTAGTACGAGTTGATATCTCGTAGTTTGCAAACAGGTTGAAGTCTACCCACTCACGTATCATTGCTGATACTTTCTTATGAGTAGCCATCTCCCAACGATCATAGGGCTCACGCTCTGGATCATTAAAAGTTCTTATGCCTACATGAGAAAGCAAGATGATGTGCATCTTCTTCTTTTGTAGGGCATCAAACATTCTTAATAGTCTGCCAAATAACTCAGCAGATTCTGTAAAACCTTTTCCATATCCCATAGACTCAATAGATTTTTGTCCATGTATTTGACATACCTTTTGCTGTACTAACTTCTCAGCCCAGTCTGTTGTATCAAAGACTACAGTTTTGTAGTCATGGTCTTCTTCATACAAAGTTTTAATCTGTAAAAGTATATCGTCATAGCTTTCACATAAAGGAAAGGACGAGGTATCTACATAGTTAGTACCAGATTCTGTCTTAATAAAGATAGGGTTAGGTGCTTGACTTGCAAAGGTAGTCTTACCTATGCCATCAGTTCCAGATAGATTAATTTTAATAGAAGGAATCTGTATTCCTGTGGTCACGCTATTCAACAGGCTCATAAGCATCAGCTCCTTGTGAGATCATTTCATTTGTGATTGTCTCCACATCATCTACTATCATTAATATTTTATTTACCCAAGCTGCATGTAAACCTGGTGCTACTTCTCTTTTGATACGATCACGTATCTCTGCTACTACATGTTCATGTGTAATCATAGCTCCTCCTTTTTAACATTTTTAATTGCATCTTTAATAAGTTCTTTTGCTTCTTTTTTATTAGGTGCACAATCTAATGCCATCTGGGTAAAAAATTGTATCCCTACATAAACCACATGAGGCACTCCAAGATCTTGTGCTTTTTCTGTTACATCACATAGATCATAAAAAAGTTCATCATTTATTTTTTCTTTTGCTTTTTTCATTACTCATCTCCTTTTAATGGATCAATGAACTGTATGTATGGTCGTTCATTAATCTTGGTTACTAATCCTTCACGACACTTATCAAAAACATCTTGATGATTTTCTTCAAGCATTTTAGATAAAGCAGTATCTTCTTTGTAAATAGTTTTGAATGGAAACAACTCAGCAGGTATGTCGTGTTTAAGTTTAGATAAAAATTCCTGATCCCAGGTATTAGTAATTTTGTACTGAACACGCAAGTCTTTTGGTATGACACCATTAAGAGTTACTCTAGTAGATCCCCCAGTGTTAGACAGTCTATTAACTTGTGCATGAACATCAGGATGTTTGGTTATAGCAAAGTCAAGCAGACTACTTTGTTCTCTTAGCTCTGCTTGTTTTGCTAGATTCTTTTTCTTCTCCACCAAAAGTTGCGGCAGGGATAGCGTTGAATAATCTTTCATAATTAAGTTTCCATTTTTTAAATACAAGACAGATATTACTCTCATTAAAAACATTGTCAATACTTTTGTAATAAAATTCTTTACTAATTGTAAAGACTAATGATAAGATGATATCTGGTATGAGTGAATGAAGTTTAAATTTATTTTAAACCCTCGACTCAACCCCCTAATTGAAAAGAACATTAGCTCATACCATTCTATATAAGGAGAACTATGGAACTTAAAGACTATATTATAAAAAGAGGTGAAGACAAATTAGCCAAGGAGCTAGGTGTTTCTATTGACACAGTTAGATCCTGGAGATATGGAACTAGGCAACCCTCTGTTAATCAAGCCAAGAAACTTATCAAGATGACAGGCTATGCTTTAGGTTGGGAAAACATTTATGGATCAGTAGAAGAATGCCCATAGAAATAAAACCAAACACTGTTGGACAAGACATAGCAAAAGATGAGCGTAAAGATATGCTTATGTCATACCATGAAAACTTTTTTCATTTAATACCATGTGGTTCTACTAAAGATGTCATACCTGAATACTTTAAAAGCAGACATCCCTTTGAAGATGATATGGTTCTACAAAAGCGTTGGTCAAAGACACCAAGAGTTAAGTGGGCTGACTATATAACCAAGCAACCTACACTTAATGAAGTTAAGCAATGGTATTTACAATTCCCAGAATGTAACTGGGCTGCTATAACAGGCGTAACATTTGTGGTGCTAGATGCAGACACACAAGAGGCATGTGATTTCTGTGAGTCAGGGCAGATAACAAGAACCATGCTTAAACAAAAGACACCTCGTGGTGGCTATCATTATTTCTATGCAATGAATGATGACCTGAAGATCAGAAACACTACAGGTAAATTAGATATAAGAGGAGAGGGTGGCTATGTCATGGTCAGTCCTTCTATGAATTATAAGTTTGAAGTAGTAGAGGGAGCTGTTGTAGATTCACTTGATGATTTACCTAGTCTTAATAGTCAAGACATGAATATCATCTATGACTATAACAGCACAGGTAAGATCAATGTAGAAAGTAAAACACCCTTGACATCAGATGGCGTGCAGACAGGTATGCGTAATGATACTCTTGCCAGGTTGGTAGGCAAGTGGATACTAGAAGGTTGGGGTATGCGTGAGGTTGTGATCAAAGCATTAGACTGGAATCAAACAAACAACCCACCCATGAGTGTGCAAGAAGTATTAAATACAACTCAAAGTATTTGTGTTGGACACCTTAAAAGAAATCCAGAAGATGAGACAGGCATACAGAAATGGAACACTAGTCAATGGCAGATACAATTATCAGATGACTTAAAAGAAATCATGGATCAAGAAGATCCTATAGTAAAAGCTAAAGATGAAGTGCAAAACGATCCGCTTGGACTTAAATCATTTAACGATCCCTTCTGGGATTCAATGGATTGCGATAGGATTGAGCAGTATTGGGGTGACGCATTTGTCTTTGAACAATCCAGAGTATTACTATTAGGTAAACCAAAGATAGGTAAGTCGCATTGGCTGGGAGCTTTCGCGGCAGCAGCTACGACAGGCACAGACTTTATGGGTATGTCTTTTTCAAGACCTCTTAAAGTAATGTGGCTACAAGCAGAGATTATCCATGAGTTCTTAAAGAAAAGAATCGAGATGTACTATCAACCTTTTCATCATGATCCTGAGCTATATAACTTAGGCAAGTCAAACCTTATAGCATCAGGCAGATTAAGAAAGAACATCATGAGAGACAGCGACATAGATGCTATCGCACAAAGTATTGAGTTTCATAAGCCAGACTTGGTAATGATAGATCCTATTATTAATTTCTTTAGTGGAGAAGAGAACTCTAACTCAGAGATACATGAGATGCTATCAAGGATAGATAAACTCATTGAACTATATAAGGTAGCAGTAATCATTGCTCACCATACTGGTAAAGAAAGAGCAGATGATCTGTCGTTCATGTCAGCAAGAGGTGGTAGTGCATTCGCGGGGTGGATGGATTCTGGAGTCAAGCTGTCAGGCAAGAAACCTAATGTAACTTTATTCTATGAAGCTCGTAATGCAAAAGAACCTGATCAGCATTTAGCATACTTTGATTTTGAGAAAGGATACTTCAAGGTAGTAGATGCACAAGATAGTCCAGATGAAGTGGAGATAGCAAGGGTGGTTGCATCAGCTATGAGCAAACAAAAATTCTATACAAGACAAGACCTAGAAATATTAGCAAGACAAGCGCTCAAAGAAAGTGAGATGGCATCAGGCGAAAGGGCTGCTCGTTATGCAGTGAGTCATGTGCAGAAGTATCTAGGCGAGAGAGTCAAGACACATAATGTTCCAGGCAAGAACACTTGGTACTACTTAGCAGACAATGAAATGAAACGACCTTGGAAAAATGATTAACATAGACAAAAAATCTATGGAAGAAGCATTGAATGATGTTGGCATTGGATTGCTCATGTCATTTCCGAT